GCCGTTCGCAGGACGCACGGTCCCACGGTCAGCAGTGCTGCGGGCATTGTTATCGCGCGCGGCCTGCGAGGCAACCGCATTGAACAGAACTCGCACAGCAGCGTCCGGCATCTTCTTGCTGTCGAAAGTACGACCGCTCAGAGCCGAGTCGATAATGCCACGTGTTTCCGCCTGACCGTAGGCAAGGTCCAGCGCGGTACGACGCAGACCGAACAGAGCCTTGACAGTCTTGACCGGCGAAGACCTGCGGTCGAACGTCGGGACACGAATACCAGGGGCAAGAATCTCAGCCTTCGAGATAACGTCCTGGAACGAGTCCTCCAGGTACATGCTGTCCTTGGCCTTCATCGCCTTGTCGCCCGTGCCGGGAGGGGCTTCGAATTCCAGCTCGCCGAGGATCTTTTTGTTCGCTTCGTCGTCCTTGGCATCGCGGCTGTCCATCTCGAGGTTGCCCTCGTCATCATCGCTGCCGTCCGGGTCCATAACCGGGTACTTGTTGCCCATGGCCTCAAACTTGTCGTCGAGGGACTTGAAGCGAGCTTCAGCATCCTTCGAGAACTTCTTGAACCACTCCGGTTCCTCGTCATCACGAGCACCGGTCGTGGCTGGGTCATTCGGCGGCATCTCACCAATGCCGTCCATGCCCGGAATGTGGTTGTGGACTTCGATGGTGTCCGGCTGTTTCTCACCAGCGTCGTCACCGACCTTATCTTCCAACTCTTCCATGGCGTCATCGAACGCATTCACGTCCTTAGCCGCGAAAGCGCGGCTCAGCTTACGCATTGCAGACTTAACTGACATGCTCTTACGCTCCTTATTTTCAGGTTTGGTAGTTTCATGGTCCACCGTTTTATGGTCACCAATAGAACAACGCGGGCCGCACCTACCACGATCGACCAGCGCCAAGTGATTATAGATGATGTTGGCTTGTTCACCCCTACCAGGAATGACGTTACCATCATCATCTAGAATTTCGAGATAATCTGGATTGTAGCCACAAGAAACTTCACGCTTACCGTTTTCGATGTCCTTGATGGTTTCCTCGTCATAGATAACAAGGTCCACAACCAGAAACTGTTTGTGCTCACCCTCACCACGCCGGGGATTTTGCACAGTGCCCCGCGTGTAGAATCGCCAATTTCCCGGAGCAACATCCACTGGGGGATGGTCATCCGTAACTGGCTTACCTTGCAACGACGCCATGGACTTCGGTGAGAACACTTCGGCTTCAGACCGCGTGATCTTGGCCCGCCCGTCACGACCCACCTTAATGGGTGTTTCGTCAGGACCGTAGATCATCTCACCGGTTCGTGCCACAGGCACATCGTAGCAAATCAAGAAACCTTCAGGAGTACGTTCGCGCCGAGGGCCTAGCTCCTCAGTCGTGTAGTACTCGATATCTCCAGAACGGTCGAAGGTAGCAAGCCGCATATGGTCCTTAGCAACGGGCTTAGGTTCCTCCTGCGTCTCACCTTCTGCTTCTTCCTCACCAGCACTGTTCTGCTTCTTCAGAGCCTCAACAAACTTGCCGAGCTCCTCAGAATCAATGGATTCACTGGAGTCGAGGAGTTCCCGGTAGAACTTACCGTTCTCCTCGTTAGCAGGATCTTCAGCGACCAGCTTCTCAAGTTCTTCTGCGTCAAAGGCCATGGCTTACTCTTTAACCTGTTCGTAGTTGAAACCACCCTTGGGATCTTTGTAGGCCTCAGTCTTAGCCAGCCCTGACTTCTTGGCCGCTTCGTAAGCTGTGCGTGGAGAATCACCGTAGCTCTTGATTGTCTCCAAGCTGACGTAACGCCCTTCACGCAGGTACCGATCCACCGCACCTTTGACGGCATTCTGATATGACGAATCAAGGAACTTGACGTTGACGTCGTACCCAGCATCCTTCAGAGACTTCAGATCCGCCACGAGCTTGTCGGGCGAATCAATGCGGGGCCACACAAAGTTGTCACCGTTCGTGATGGCCTTATGCAGAACGTTGCGTGTGATCGCAGAACTCTCTTCGTGCAAGGCGAAGGCACCCATGCCTCCTTGATACTCAGGCAGGGACTTCTTCGCCAAGTCTGGATCAATCTCAAGCGACCCGTCAGCAATCAACGGATTAGCAAACGTACTCTTACCTGAACCCGGCAGGCCAAGAATGATCGTGGCCTTTCTATCGTGCTTACGTTTGTCAATATCCTTGCTGTAGAGGTCATCCACGACCTTCTCCCTGAGCTCTTTACGCTCAGGAGTGTTGATCTTATCGGTAGGCTCGATCGACCGGATCATTGCGTCCGCGTAAGCAAGCTGATCCGCCACAGCTTGTGGCGAAAGTGATTCTGGATCAGAGGCCTTCTTGAAGCCTTCTGTCTTACCCTTCAGCAGAGGCTCTAGTGTCTTACGGCTTTCATAACCAAGCAGACCGTAGTGCTTGTTCATCAAGCCAGCAGCCATTACGTAGTCCGTCTTGAACGGCACACCGTAATAACTACTGACGTCCATGCTGGGTGTGATCGTGGAGTCGTAAACCTGACCCGTCTTGTCCACAGTCCAAGCATGCTCAATAGGCACGCCGTGCACCGAGATGTAACCTTCTACGTAAGTGCGGTCCTTGTTCCTCAGCGCCGCCAACGTTGCATTCTTGTAGCACTCATGCATCGGGTCGCGAGGCCCGGCGTACGTCTTGTCGTTGACCGTGTACGGGTGGCCGTTCTCAGTGATGAACTTAGCGGTACGACCCGCGCCGCCCATAGAGGCCATCTTCACAAGGAAGCCGGTAAGCGCCACAGTGTCCTTGATCTGAACGTCACGGGGCGCAACCTTGCCGCCTGTTTCCTTTTTCTCGCTCTCATTGCCCTTCTCAGAGCCTTCGGCGGGGCGCTTGATCTCGGTCGTCAGCGTCTTAGACGCTTCGCCCTTACCCGAACTCCCGCCCGCCGTCTTGGCGAACTGCCCAGAATTCTTGGGATTACCACGCGGGTGGTCTGCCTCGTTGAAGCCTGCGTCTTGTAAGCTCATGTGCTTTTCTGTTTGGCAGGACGCACACAAGAACTCCCGAGCGTATTCCCGGTCTGAACCTGTGTGCGCTGTTTACTTCGGTTACAGACCATCGACAAAGATGAAACGCTAAGTCCCCAAACTGACCGAAGTCGTGTTTGCGCTGAGTGCTGCCGTACCACTAGCAGCGGGAAACGGGAACTTATCCTGGAGGCAAAGCCGTGCCACCCCCAAGCTGGTAGAGCTCTATCGGAAATAGAACTCACAATTGAGTGCGGTCGAAGGAGCTGTGCTTCCAGACTGAGTTGTCGTGGCCGCTACTTTGATCCCGTTCACAGCAGACCACGGCGGACTAATATTCTGCTGACCAGTAGGCCCTGCCGGCAGGATCTGAATGGTGCGCGTCGGAGACGTCGTACCCACAGTCACCGAACCAGTTGTATCGAAGAGCTGAACAAACACTGCCGTGCTGTTCGGGTTGTAACAGTTGTAACCCAAGAAAGGTCCTGGGTTCGCGGTCACAGTAACAGCACTGTTCGTAAGCCCTAACGCTACGTACGAAAGGTAGTCCATGAACTGCGCTCGCACCGTGCTGAGTTGAAGCACGAGGCAAGTACAAAGCACCACGAATGCGGTCAGAACCTTACGCATGACTAGTCCTCTATTTCTTGGCAGGCGAGCCTGCGTTATACATGTTCCTGAAGTTCGCCGCCGACCAGCGGATATTGCGGTCTAGGGGGTAGAACTTCGCAGCCTGCACGAGCAGCGCGTACCGCGTCTGGGCTGATGTCTTCGTAGTCGTATCGTATGCTTCGCGGACGATAAGTTCTGCGATAACGTTTAAACTCACGAGCACGAGCACTGACACCGTAAAGATGCCCAAGAACCAGTGCCGCCAACGTGAGTGTGGCAGGGCTGCGGAGAGGCCACCATAAGAAGGAGCACCCCACAAGCGCCGCCAATGCACACTTTTCTGCAACACAGTCCTCCGCTTTAAAGGATCTAATGAAAACGAAGCCACAGACAATGACACCAGGTACTCCAAGTTCAAAAAACAACTGGAGAAAATCGTTGTGCACGAACTCCCAGTGAGGAGCCGCGTCCGCGAAGGAATTCAAGCCCCACCCGAAAGGGTAGTCCCAAGCAGATAGAAGTGTTGCTTGCCAAATATCGAGACGCTCACCGAATGACACTAACGTTCCTGGTCTCTGAGTAACGATAAACGAGAACGCTGCTAAAGCGGCAACAAAACCCACGAGCAAAGCTCGTCGGTTATATCTCTTGAGCCACACGTACGTGATACCTGCCGCGAAAGCCCCTACGAGAACTTCTAAGGCCGGGTTGCGCACCGTGACCAAGACCAAACACAACAGAGGCCCCACAACTAACCAGCGGTTCTTCGTAAAGAGCACACCTACGCCAGTGGCTAGAGCAAATTCTGAAATCAGGTTCTTCGAGAAGAACAACCCAGACACGCCTATAGCGTTAAACTTTAGGTCTGACGCCAACTGTAAGAGAAGTACCGGAACCTGACAAAAGCAAACAAGTGCCGCCGCTTCCCAACACCAATCAAGGTTCTTAGCTTGCGTAGCCAAAAGGAACACACAAGAAACCAGGACAACTGCGAACACACCTTCTAAAGTATCCCAAGGTGTAGCAGTCCACAATAAACCGAGAACACACCAAGCCACGAGAAGAGCTATGGGTTTCAGCCCAGGAAAGTTGCCGCCCCGTGGTTGCTTCCACAAGACGACAACTAAACCCAGAGCTAGAACCCACCACCGGGGTGCGGTCGCACCAGAAGGTAGGCCGGGTACATAAGCGAGCCCTACTGCCAAAGTCAAAAGCGCTAGCCTGAACTCCAGCAGCATGAGCCACCTTTACTTGAACAGGTTACAACCGACCTTGGCCGTCACAGTAGGACCACCCGAACCCGCAGCGAGAACCGCCGACACGCGCCAAGTACGCGGCAGACGAACACTCTTACCTACGCCATTGGTCGGGACGTCAGCCGCGATCAAACCCGACTGGACCCACACCGAATAGATGTTCGTCGTACTGGTCGAAATCGTGCTCGACGTGCCAAGCGTATTCCAAGTCGCGGTGCCTGCGTCATAGCCCTGAATCAGGTAGGTCCAGCTCGGAGTACCAGACACAGCCGTCTGAATCGACGTACAGACAACACCAATCTTGTCAAGATTGGTCTGCGTCGCCGAATTGACAGTCTGCGAGGCAGCGGCAGCACTCATCGTGATGAGTGCACCAGCATCAACGTTGTACGGCGGGTTGCTCGCAGGAACTTGAGCAGTCGCTGGCGTAAGACCAACGAGCAGAACAGCAGTAAAAGCGAGCGCCATGCCCGCCTTCATCAGATACGAAAGAAAACTATTCTTCATTTTGGATAGCTCCAAGTTTTGGGGGTAGGCGGAAACTTCATTCTCCGCCCGGTAACCGCCGTGCGTTACCGGAACAGGACCAGAGCCGCTCCCAATCGAGAGACGGTTTTACTAAATCATCGAGATGTATAAGGTTGTCTGCCTCAGCAAGGAGAACAGTCATGCCTTTATCTGTGAGCAAGCACGAGTCATAGCCTTCGCCGCGCTTGACCATGTAGCCCGCCTCGATCACCCGGTCAAGGCGTCTGCGGACTTCATATGTGAGAATCAAAGCCACCTGAACTAACCAGGCAGAACTGACCTGTACCCAGCCACCCACATCTTACGGAACTCGGTGTTCTCTGGGTACGGTGGGTTGAAAGGTTGCTTGGCGCGAGCAGCAGCAACAACATCCTTGTATTGGTACGGGTCCTGCTTGGTCAGCGAGAAGTAAGCGTCATCTGCGTAAATTCTACGACGCAGCACAGCCTCATTAGCATCAGCCGCAGGAAGATGATTGTGAATAACGATGCGTCGGCTCACGGGTTAGTCCTCGTCCGTCAGAAGAGTAAGCCAGCAGAACTACCGGAACCAAATTTGTGGGCTGGGTGAGTCTCAGGAATCTTGCCGCACTTTTTAAGTTCACGCTTGTAGGCGTGGTGTGCTTTTACTGCAACACTAATACGCTGTAGCGTTGTTTCCGAATGACTGCGGCCTCTATTCCAAGCAGGCTTACCTCTAAGAGCGTCTGTACCAGCACGTTGTCGCTTTTTGACAGCTTCATCCTGAGCAGAACTTCGAACACACCCTGCGGCGTGTATTGCTTTATGCGCGGCGCTTGTCTGTGCACGAATCTCTGGTGTGCGCTCGTACTTACCGCCAGGATTAGGTCGTCCAATCAAGGCAGCACTTATTTTGTCTTTAGTGCTTTGTCTTAGCGGCCCTTTAGGCGCGTTACGTCGTAAGGCAGCTAGCTGGGCAGGCGACCCTGCGGTAACTCGTCCCTCTGCGTGGCGCTTCTTCATAGCCACACTTAGTGCTGCGCGATACTCAGGCGTAAAGACTTTATGATTTGCGTAGTACCGCATATTCTCTATTTCGCCAGAAGTGCGCTCCCGTTCACTTTGGCTCTTGCTCATTTTCTTACGGGACTTCTTTGTGTGCCCGCGCCCAGTCATTGGCCCGACTTCACCACCTATACAAACGTTATACCCGAAACGAATATCCCTAGTTTTAAACGCAGCAATAGCCCGCTGCTCCAAAGCACCAATGTATTCTGCTGTACCTACGCAAAGAACAACAACTTTGCAATTTTCTGCGCCATACTTTCGTAGCGCGTTATGCACCGGAAGTTTAGACTTATCCTTCAGCGCAGATTTAATATGCCCTAGAAACCTACGCTGCCCACTAAATGACATGCCGAAGTACAACTTGCCATTAGGAAAAACTATCTTGTACAACTCACGAACTATAACTTTTACCATTACTAATCCTCAGACACTAAGAGCGGCTCTGCCACGCAACGGCAATTGTAAATTCCTCCTGGATGACTACGCTCACCGTTTGAACCCGTCACAGGAGGATCGTCCCAAGCATGTACAGTACCGTTCAGATGCTTATGCAAATCACGCACATCAACGTCGCCCATCGTGCGCCATCGATAATGTGTGCTGCCTACGTGGCGAGACCGCACCTCAGTCAGAATGCTGGCCGTGCGCGCAACTTCTGTTCGTGCTATTAACTGTGCACGGCTCTTGGTTACGTGACCAGTCCGCATAATCGAGTTGACTAGCTCCCTTGTCCGGGAACTGTCAGTCAGCATCTCAACCGTGAGCTTCTCAATACGCTGAGCCGCTTCGAGGGGCAGAGACGTGATATACGCCGCCGCCTCTAGTGTCCTTTCGCGCAACGCTACCCCTGTAGGTGCGCGATCTATTTCTTGGGCTAAAGCCGAGCCCATCTCCTTGGCCCGCTTGGCCCAGAACTGTGTGTCACGCCGCGTCACGTCTATGACCATGCGACGGGCTTGCTCCTTGGCCCAAGGCTGGAGCGTCTGGCCATACTTGAATAGCAAGTTCCGTAAACGAGTAGAAGACCCTACTGGATCAGTAGGGTCGTACATCTGCTGAGTGAGCTCACCAATACGCCGCGCCAGCTGCCGCAACTTCCGAGCGAACTGTACCTCTGCCTTACGGGAGCGTTGGTACTGTCGCCGAACCTCAAGTGTGTCACGGCGGGGAGCGTCCTGCGTAGGCGCTTTATCCTTCTTAGAACGCATCTACCCAAGTCTGTCTAAACGAGTTGTCAACCCAGTCAAAGTCTCTACGTACGCTTGTGCTGATTCATTTGGACCCATCTTACCACCACTACCAGCACGGCGACGGTAATCTGTGTAGCGCCGCTCGAAGTCCACACGCTGCTTCTGGAGAAACTTCCGCTTGGCTGCTACGTCCGGAAGACCAGCCAACCAAGCATCTACGCGAGCCATATACTCGTCCACCTTGGAATCCACAGTCTTGTAATAACCACACCCACAAGGACCGTCCTTAGCTTCGTCATGATCAGGCGCACGGTCATGCGTTGTTCTGCCAAAGCTTGCACGACCAACCCTAAGATAGTCCTGAGTACGCAACACACGGGCCGCAGCGGAGGCTACAGCTTTCGGGCTGACACTCGTGAAATGGTTGTGGACTACAAGCTTCATTGTTTTCTCTTAGGCAGTCTGCCGTTCTTGTGTTCTAACTGAAGACCCTTGCGATGACAGCGACCGATGACCGCATTCTTCGTCAAGCCTAGTCCTATCGTAACGGCGATTTGGTCAGCATACCAACCCAAAGCTACGTACTTCCGCAAAGCTTCGTCCATCTCTGGGGTCCAACCGGACTTCCGTTTTGCAGCATCTGAGACAGAAACTGATTTCGGTGCCCGGCCCGGTTTGGGCTGAATATTGTTTAGCTTCTCGTACTCACGCTTCTGCCGCTCAAGCCGCGCATCCTCTTGACTAAGCTTGGGAAGCGGTGCGGGTTCGAACTCTTCGACAGGCTTAGCTTTAGTAGGCACACGGTATGACGCTACCGACAAGTTTAAAGAGCCATAACCAGTTCGTAAGGTTGACCGACTAGTCTCCCCCGGCTTACGAGGCTCGTGTTGGACAATACCGTAACCTTGTGGGTAGTAGCCTACGATCGTGGCCTTCGGCAACTTCTGCTGAAGCTCTCGCAACGACCTCGCAACGATACCAGATTCCGTAAACCAAACTGCGCTTTCAATATCAAACTCAGGATGCACTTCCATAACGTCTTCACACTCCACAGTGATTGCCTTAGAAACATACCGGGCAACCATAGGGGGGACTACCGGACTACTGGCTTGGGACCCGATAGACGTGCTGGGAGTACAGGAGCCTTGTCAGCAGTCTGCTGCAAGTGCCCGCCCTTACGCTTATCGAACTCACCGGAAAGCCCACCACTTTTTGTGAAAGCACGCCACGGTCCAGAACCAGCAGGTTCGTTCGGACTGTCATCCATCATCTCAACTACTCTGTCACCCATTTGCTCAGCCTTGGCTTTCCACTGACCGAACTGGTTGGGGGAATAGAGCACGAAGCCATCTTTGGTGTGGCGGTCACCAACGCGTTCCCACTCCGAACCGGGGGACTGTGTTGAGGCAATCTCCTTGCCTGATGTTTTGTGGCGGTACGTTGGAACGTGTCCACCGCCGGACTGCTTGGTGCCGTGCTCAAACTCGTGGAAGGCTGCAAGGTCTTCTTTCGAAGGGGCGTCCTTCGAACCAATAGGTGCTGGGCCGAGGCGCTTCGTTGCCTCAGCAACACTTTCGCCTTCCGGGCGATTTTCCATCTTACGCCAGTAAGCCTTCTCGTCAGCTTTGGCTGCACGACCTTCCGGTGTGGAAGCATCCCCAGCCTTACTACGCTTGATGGCTCTATTCGCAGCACTGCGCTCATTCACGCCGCCGTCGTACCAATCGCGATAAGGCATATCAGACAAGTCGTGAATACTCACACCAGCAATAGCGTAAGCATACTTATCTACGTTACGCATCCAAGTTTCAAACGGTGGTTTAGCAGCAGCGTCACTGGTGCGGAGCTTGCCTAACTCCATAAGAGCCTTTATCATGCTGTGGAAGTTCTCATCCTCCAGAGCCTCATACACATTAACCGAGAAATTTGATTCGGGAACAGCGGCAGCAACAGCTGCTTTATACTTGTCCCAATTCCGCTGGACCTCTCCACCGGATTTAAAGCCGAACTTGTCCCAGATGCGGTTGTCGATAGCCTGAAGCTTCTCTGCTTTAGCTTGTGCTTCGCGCGTAGATTCGTCCTTGGTCTTGCGGTCACGCTCAGGCATCCGAATCTGAAGACGCTCGCTGGCTGGACGCTTCATATGCTCGTCTTGCTCCTTCGCGCTCTCCCGCGCTGCCGTGTCGGCTTCTGCTTCGGATTTGTGGATGCTTACGAAAGGCCCGTCAGGACTACCAAGACGAACACACCAAGAACCTTTGTCCTGATTGTAATTCTTCGGAAGAGGCGCGACTATATACTTGATGCCTCCACCTGAGTAGGAGGCGTCCTTAGCATCTGGGTATGCTGCAATGCGCTTGGCTTCTTCAGCCGACGTACGCCACTTGCGAGCAGCTTCCTTGTCGCCACGCTGTTCTGCCTTCTTGGCCTCTGCTTCGAACTGCGTAGCCTTGGCGTTCCACTCAGCAGCACCCGCGTCACGTGCTTTGCCCTTGCCCGCGTCCAAGTTCTGCAGCATGTTGCTGTCCCAGAGGTCGTCCGAGACCTCACCAACCCAAGGGATTGTAACAGAACTGTCAAGGCGAACGCGATACTGATTGCCTTCCTTCCCCGTGATGGTCCCGGTCTTACCGATGAACTCACTCATGCCGCCTTTGATCTTGACGCGCTGACCTTCAGGGCGGTCCTTGTCCCGCGTGGTCTTCTTCTGGGCAGGGATGTGATTGTGGATAACGATGCGACGACTCATCTGTGCAAAACCCTTTTGATGTTCTGTGCTGGAACGTGTCCCAAATAACGAAGCCAACCATCACCGTGATCCACGAACTTAGACTTGTCCAAGCCCGCCATGTCAACCTCAAGCAACCTGTCGTCTGCCTCAATAACCATGCCTAAGTCAGTTTTAGGTGAGGCCACAAAGTTAACGCCAGGACCTTGAGCATTAGGAAGCGCGTAATCGTCTGGAGCAGTTCGTAGCCCGTCGCGTTTGATCGACGCAACATTACTTTTATTAGTCCAGTGATAAAGCGAAGCATCCCTTGCCAAGTGATTGTGAATAACCACACGAGTCATGCGGCACTCCGAAATGCAAGGGGTTGTGTCTTGTCACCTTCAGCCAACCAAGTCTTCCAAGTCTCAGAATCCATCGACAGATGCGTGATCGCACCAATACGATCAACAGCACCGTCGTTGAATGCCTGCTTAAAGCACTGAATGGCTTCGCGCGAATTATTGAAACCGAGCATAACCTTATGTTCCTCGAATTCCCCGGTGGGCGGGTTCAGCGCGTCCACGATCCAAACTTCGCGACTAGACCGAGCAGGGCCGATAAAACAATCTAACCATTCCTGCTTACCTTCAGCAGAGCCCACGCGGCGGATATAGCCATAGTCAGCAGGCATCACCACAGACCAACCTTCACCACGACGAATGGTGCCTGCGCGCTGTTCGACAGCAACTTGCAACCCACCAATCTCAGACAGAGGCAGAACAGATTCCAGATCACGCGTGACCACGCGGCGCAACCGAGCGCGACTGTCACTTGAGCCAGCCTTCGCCGCGCCAACCGCTGAACGAAGCTTCTTGAAGTTGGCAAGGCCCTTTAACTCTTCCTCAGAAGAGCTTTCTTTACCACCCGCACCCTTGGCCGAGGGCTTACCCTTCTCGCCTGGTTTAGGACTTCCTTCGGGGTCTTGCTCACCTTCCTCACCACCTTCTTCGCCGCCGCCCGCGCCCGGAGGCAAAGGCTCGCCCGTCTCAGGATCAACAGCTCCCTCAGGCTGAGGCGGCTCAGCAACGTCATTGGCTTGTTCGATCATCTCGTCGGTGATGTTCGTGAAGCGGCCCGTCATACGGGACAACTGTCTGATTTCCTTCAGAGCAACTTGCTCTGAAATCAAACCAGCGGCCTCAACCTCAAGCACAGACTTGACGTCACGGTCAGACACTTCAGACTTCTCGGTCTCGTCCAACTGCCACAATGGCACGAAGTTGAAACCAAACTCATCGGGCAACTTGATACCAAGAGACATAGACAACACGCGAAGGACTATGTTCACACCTTCGCGCAGGTCTCGTTCCTGCCGCTGAAGAATGCCATCATAGTACGTACGAAGGTCAGACTCACCTGTTGCATTCAAGCCAGCAGGTGACTGACCTAGAAGACGCACTAGTGGTATCTGTAGCGCACCAGACAGTTGCTCTGCGAACTGAAGCAGAATGTCACCAATGCCTGTGAAGCCTGAGCTGGTCGTGGCTGTGAAGTCATCTTTACCATCGAGCAACGTGATGCCTTCAATGCCCTGATACTTACGCATTAGCTCAACGCGCATAGCAATGCCATTCAGGGCATCACCACCTGTCGTAGCAGCGTCGTGCAAACCGTCGATCTTGTACGTGCGCAAGAATGACTTGTAAACGAGTTGCGCCGCACCTGTCGTGGCTGAATCAAAAGCCAC